GTTCTTGTACATATCAAAAACAGCAGTTGCACCCATTAAAGTGCTCTGCGTTTCATTAAATATTCTTTTGGTTTCCTCAAGTTGATTTTTATAAGTTTCAACTGCTTTTGTATTGGGTACTGTTTTTGCTACTGCAGTAGTACTAAATACCACCAAGAAAAATGCCATATATCTCATTGTATTGCCCATTAGAATAATTTTCCTTGACTGTTACAATCTTTATTTTTCTGCTGTGCAAGAAGTTCCCACGCAAAGCGATCACTAAATCCATACTTAGGACAAAGAAAGGTCATGGCCATAAGAGAAGAAGAGCCTTGTTCACGCACTTCGGCGAACTCAGCAAGAAAGCGACGGTTACGTAATTCACGAAGGGCACGATCACAGCGGGGTAAATAGAGAACTTCGCCACCAAAATTCTTGATGAGTAACTGGGTTTTCTCATCGCCGATAGTATCGCGCAGGAGGGCTGCGCGGCTGGCTCCCATAGCGCGGAGGCCTTTACCTATCGGGAACGTGGTGCCACCAAAAGCAGACAGAAGCTGCTCGGTCGCCGGGAAGCCTATCAGGTCAGCTATTTGTATCACTGCTGATGGCAGCAGCTCCGTTACCTGTTCCAGATTCATTATTACGCTCCCGCTTTTTTCGCCGACTCGCATCAATGCTGAGAGCCTGCATGAGTTTGGTTAACTGTTCTGTCGTCAACCACTCGATGTATTTGACGTGGAACATATGATCGCACATTTTCTCGGCATAATTCCACGGACGTTTTGCATCTGCAAGTAATGCATGAATTTTAGCAAGAATTGATTCACGCGTTTTGGCAACTTTTGGGCGTCGACCGTGTTTTGCTGAGTAGCGAGGAAAGCCCTTATCATGCATATATTCCCTGACAGCCTGCAGTTCGTCGAGGGTGCATTTAGTGGATGATGTTTTACCGTTGCATAAGCGAGACAGAACACTACGGTAGGTTACATCATCCCACCCCAGATATGCCTGACCGGCTTTAATTGCCCCTATAAGACCTCGTTTTGCTGGCGTGGACATAATATTTCTCCTGTTGGTTGCCATTATCGCAGGCACTTTATGAAGTGCCTGCTGTAATGACTTACTTTAAAGGTTCCATTTTGCTGACGGATATACCACCGATTTTCCCTTCAACCCTGACAACCAGACGACCATTGCGCATATGCCAGGCTGCTGAGCTGGTTATTACAATCTCTCGCTCCGATACACCTGGTGTCAGGTAATAATGGAACTGCGAGCCAACGGGGAAGCGCTGGTTAAACGTCTTTGCTGTCAGATTTCTCAGGAGATGTTTCATCGGTTTCCTCCAGATTCGCATCGGTCGCGATAATGCTCAAAGGCCATAAGAGAAAGGCAAACCAGCAATTCTGGCGGGATAGATTAGCTAATCCCACTAATCGGACAAGGATGCATACCCAACACCAGCCAAGTGTTAAATACATCGCCAGAAATATGAGGACTAAAGCTATATCCATCACTTTATCCCCCGCAGTTTCTTGAAAGATTCAATCGCCTTTTTCATATCAGCCTGAGTACCCTTATTGCGAACTGTACGGTTGCTGGCGTCGTAATAGTTGAAGCGCAACTTAAGCGGCACCGCCAACAACTCGACAACCTGACTGTTATCGCGAAAGTACCAGACTCGGCGGTTTCCGTTATCCAGGAACTTACAACCGGATACGCTATGCATGACCCACCTCCATTGACGGGCCGCGTTTGCGATAGGCCGCAATCGACACGCTTTCCCAGTTCTGGTAGAGGAACAGCAGGCCCAGCTCACAGGCGCGATCAAACTCCCTGGTTGCGCCGGTGCTCTTTTCCCACCCGTCTAGGAGGAAAACAGCATCAGCCTGCTCAAGCATGGACAATGTAATTTGCAGGTACTGCTCATGCTGCAGGCCGTCCGGAAGAATGGCCGGGTTAAGAACGGTGAAGCCGCGCTCTTCCAGGATGCGAGCCTCAGCGTTGAATTCATCGCGGTTAAAGTTGTGATACCCAGTCATTGGCCCGGCAATGAAAACCACTGGCTTACGCTCAGAATGTTTATTTATATTCATCAGAGGTACCTCACATGATTTTTCCAGCGGTTCTGTGCAGCGCTGCGTTTCTTTTTGTCGCACCACTCGTTGCCAGGCTGGGGTATCGTTGCTGGCCAGCCTGTCATAGCTTTACGGTTACTAAATTTGAAGGGCATGCGCAGCAGTCTTCTTGCTTTGCGGTTTGTCATTTGGCTGCCTCCTCAGAGCGGAACATCATGATTGTCAGAGCACCCTTTGCGGCGAGACGAACGGTAGTACCAGGCTCAATGCTCTGCAGATCGAAGGCATCGTACAACTCATCAACAGCCTTCTGGCGACGTGATGACTTACGATGCTTATCCCAAGATTTCAGGACAACAGAGGTAAACCACTTACCGCTCTGGACCATGATGAATAGCCAACCCGTGAAGGCGAGTCCGGTATTCAGAATTTCGGTGATCGTCATTTGCCATTCTCCGTTTGGGAAATGGATAAGAGCATGGCGGCGCGGCGGGCGTCAGGTGGCGTAAATCCAATCACCTGGTCGCCTTCCATAACAAGGCGAATCAACATAGCCAGGTTATCGATGATTTCACCCTCAACGTTTCGCCATTCTTCCCGCCCCTCGGTGAAGTGAATGACTGCCTTGATAACCTCTCCACTCTCCTCAGCGACCTTGTTCAGCACATAGTTGGGCTGAGGGAATTTGCGCATCGCTTTATCGGCCCGTACTCGCGCTGCGGCTACTAGCGATGAGAAGTAATCATCAGGCACAGATACCGGCGCTGGAGGGGCGGTGTATACCTCACGAACAGGAAGCTCCTCATTAAATCGATAGTGGTCAACATCGCTATCGCTGATGCTCTTCCAGTTTCCACCGTGCGTTTTGACCTGCCAGCCTGCGGGCTCAGCGGCCAGCGATGCCAACGTATTAGCGCGAGCGAGCTGGACATCAAGCGCTGTAGCCAGTCGGCTGACCAGCTTTGCTATCTCGATTAAGGGGGTATCAGCCCCCATTGCTGCTGCGAATTCATGGCCAGCCCGCACCAGTTCTTTGACTGGTGATGTTTCCAGTTGAGGCGAGGTTTTCATTTTGTCACTCCGATCTGTTCGCATTTATTAGCTGAACTGCTTACCGCGTGATGCAGCTGCGCATTGCGGCCAGCCAGATAACCCTCATTTTCCGCCTTATCTGTTCCCCTGGCTTTGCCGGGTTTACGCGGCTCCAGCTTTTTCATGCCTTCGCTTAATTTCCTGCTGCGGTAACACTCCATCAGCGTTGTCTCCGCCTCCGTGACGGCGAAATCACTGACAACGGCATAAGCACCGTTGACCCAGGCGGAGCAGAAGGTATCTGCGCGGGCAACTTTGGTGGCCTGTTTGATGTTCTTGCGTAATGTGGAGAGGTAATCACGGCGGGCTTTCGCCAGTTGCTTACCCAGAACTTCGAATGAATATGCCGCTATCTGAGGGCGTTCGTCGGGGCCGTAATAGTGTATGGTGCGTTTTGCTGGCTTGCCCCACTGCTCAGTGCCATGGCTGGTATAAAACTTCACACCAAAAACGCGGGCAACCATCTCTGCCAGTATTGCCATATATTCCGGCATCTTCTCAGCATGAGAGGGGGCCTTCTGGGTAGAAGCTTCATTGATATCCATCAAATCAGCATCAGCCTCAGTCAGCTTGTGGGTTTCCATCAGACGCTGAGCGCGGCGGAGGGCAAGTGCGGCTTCTTCGGCGCTGGAGTTATTACGCGCCATCGCGAGCAGCTTTTTAATTCTCTGGATATATTTCTCTTTATTTTCCATTGTTCAACTCCTGAATTTGGCGTAAGCCAGCCCCTGCGGGTTTACGCCATTTTTAAAAGTGATTTAAATTACGGTTAAAATCAGTTCACGGGTTTCAGCGATTTAATATTCGCGAAATAAGGCTCCTGATTTATTTCCACGACCGTGACCTTATAAAGGTCATTTGCCACATCTACCGTTCTGACTACACGGCCACCGCGTAAACCTGTGGCTGGCTGATAGATAAATGAACTGCCTTTAGGGTAAAGGGCATTGAATTCTTTAGCTTTCATCTGGAACACCCCAGCCACGATGCGCGGCATGACGACAGAACTCCATACGCGAAGCCGCATAAATGGAGTTCACCTCCATTTTTGCCAGACTGAATGCCTGCTTCCATGAATCCGCTGCCCGCTGAAACTCGCCGTTCTGTTCGGCAATGACAGCGCTGGTTGCATACGACATGAAAGGGCTGCATGGTTTGTCCGATTTAGCACGATCAAACAGAATGGCCATCTCACACCCCCACGCCAGCGATATCGAGAGGAATGGCGCGATACTGATCGCTTTCACCAACGCGCTCATAAACACGGATATAAGAGCGGCTGCCGACAACCTGAACGGCCTCGCCAATAGCCTCCATCGCCTTGACCCAGCGAACGTCTGTAATATCGAGGCGGCGCAATGCCAGAACCGCGCCGGTGTTAACTTCACCTTCTTTTTCCGTCTGGAATGCGCGGGTGATGATGGCGCGAATCTCCGGGCGGGCATTCTCGGTCCAGTCTGCCAGACATTCATCAATCAGTGATTTAGCAGCCTGCAGGCGCTCGTCAAATGCGATACGGTCCTGCATGGCACGCTGAACCTTATAGCGGCCATCATAGCTGTAGAGCGTGACGTTACCTTTTTTGCCGCCCAGGTTGACGCCGTACTGACTGGCGGAGATATCAACAAAGGCTCCGATATCGGAAAAGCCGCTAAGCTTGAACTCTGCCAGTGCAGCACTCAGGGCTGTCGCTTTTTCGACGATGCTACGCACCAGATCGTCACGCATCTGGTCGGTATCTTTAATCAGACTGACAGGGGTCAGCACGCCCTTGGCGTCAATCCAGTAACCCTCTGGCGCTGTTTTTTCAGTGAATTGCTTGTTTTCAGTGGACATTTTTACTCTCCTTAAATTGACGCGCTACTTTCTTAACTGCTTCGTTAACCTTTGCCAGCACATGACCAGCCAGACCTTTACCCACTTTGTCTGCCACTTTGCTGACGATATCGCTGTCGCCGTCATCAGGGATAACCCTGCAACCGACTTCAAAACCGCGAGATTTGTCTTTTATTTCAATAACAATCTTTGCCATATATCCCTCTGCTTAATGAAGTGATTCAGACCAGACCACCCGACATCCGCTTTCATCCTGATAAACGCCCTGGCGAAAGCGCCCGTGGCGGTCATTGCCTGTGATATCAAACCGAGCCAGACCCTCTTTTTTCATCCGCTCGCACCATGCATGGCGCACGATACGAATGACCGGCTGTGTGTTGCGCAGGGATACGCTTTTCACCTGAACTCCCTGTGATGACAGAAATAAAATCAGCGTTTCTACCCGGATCAGCGCAGAGATAACGCCTGCGTTGTCGGTATTTCCTGACGTTCTGGCCATAGTTAAATCCTCAGTTAATGAGCATTTCTGCGAACTTGCGGACAGCGCCTGCGCTGACTGCATTACCACTGATATCGCTGTGGCGGCTGACACCGCGCACCAGTTTGAAAAGACGTCTGGCGTTGCCGTTGCTCGCCCGGAATAGCGCCTCAGATACATCAGGGTTCTCAGCATCCGGCAGCATACTGATCGCGATATCGCTGATATCGGCCTGCGGCAGGGATTCGCCGATGTTGAGCGCCAGACCCACGCGGCTGAAAAGCTGCTGATATTCACCGCGCTTGCCTTTAAGGTTGATAATGAGGCGGGGCATCCCGGCCAGAACGACACCGATACCGGCTTTGTCATGGATGCGGCGCAGTGTTTCCAGCGCACGGTATGGAAGATTCTCCGCCTCATCGACCATCAGGAGGCGACCTGAATCACGCAGGGCAGCAATGCAGGCTTCGCTGAGTTCATGCATATTGCCGCGTTTGCTGAGGCCAAGCAGTCCACAAAGCTCTTCGAGCACAACACGGGCGGTATAACCGGGGTCGGCCTCTATCAGCAGCGCATCACGATGTCTGGACGCGTATTCGCGCAAAATCATGGTTTTACCCAGGCCAGCAGCACCATAGAGAACGTTGATCTCACCATCCAGGTGTGCCAGGCGAATGACCTCAATCCCCTTACGGGAGGTCACGGTTGGGATATAGCGCGGCGTGATTCGACGCGATTTTTCCTTGTCGGCTTCGCGGGCAATGAAGCTGCGGGCCAGCTCGTCGATGCTGTCCACATCACCCTGATATTTTCCCTGCAGGTACTGATTAACCACTGCCGGGCTTTTACCAAAAGCGCGGGCTACCTGTGTCTGGCTGTAACCCTTGCGGGACATAAGTTCATTCAGTTCTGTTTGTAGGCTCATATGTCTCTCACTTACCGGGTATTACCGGTTTTTTTCAGATATTCATCGCGGTCGGTTTCGAGGAAGAAATAATGCTCTTCTTCCGTAATCCGGCTGAATTCAGCCGGGATAAAACTCCCCAGATCGTCGAAGCGCTGGCCCGGTAATACAGAGCGGCCCTCTGCTTCAATTTCCTGGCGTTTGTCTTCAATACGGTTGAGGCGGCGCTGACGACGTTTCTCAACAGCCACATCCATTGCACTCACCGGTATTGCTGCACGTTTATTACCGTTCCAGATCGCAGTACAGACGTAGGTACCATCCATCCGGCGAACGATAACGGAAGAGGGATCGTGAATATCGAAAGCCACACGAACCTCTTCGCTATCCACCTGGATCAATTCTTCAGAGAAGTAGTCGTTGTTAAACAGACGCAACCAGCCACGCTGAGCGGTACGCACCATCTCCGGCATAAAGGCTTCGCGCAGCTCAACATCAGTCAGATATTCAATATCGTCACCTTCAGCTTCGAGAACGGCCCGACGATAGGCCGCAGGTGTCATGTGACGCCCGTTACGTTTTGGAAGCTCGCGGTGTTCATGCGTATTGTTGTATGCGTCAACTTCGCTGGCGATTGCGTCAAGCAGCTGCTGCCAGGAGGGCAATTTACCCAGGGCATTACGCTGTACAGGCGTCAGCTCCCGTCCGTTCTCCTGCGCCTTGATGGCTGACTGGATGGCACGCGACGTGATGCGGGCATGCTCCCTGTCAGCACTGTCGCCGCTGAACGTATCGAACTGCATGGCCACACGGCGGGGAACACCCTTGTTAAGCCGTTCGATGATGCCGCGAGACTGAGGACGTCCCGGAATACTGGTAGGGTGCTCAATACCAAGGCGGCTGAAAATACCAGTCACATCGGCATCAAGCGTTTTGTTTGTTTCACCGCCGCCGTTATCGGAATACACAAATAACGGTTTGCCGAAATGACGCATGGCGTAACGGTAGGCATCAGCAACAGCAATAACGCTTTCTGAAAGTGCCAGGCTCCAGCCTGTAATAAAGCGTGTCCGGCCATCAATAATTAACGTCAGCTCAGGTGTGAACGGGCGGCCATGGTCAGGGTGTGCCACTTTCATCTCAAGGGATTTACCATCCGCAATCCAGCAGCCATTAACCGGCATAAGGGACCAGTCACGCTTCTGGAAGCATTCATAAGCCAGCGCAGCAGAACCACTTACACGGCCACGGGCTTTCTCACGGCGCGGCAGCTTCTCCATGGCACGACGAACGGCATCATAAGAGGGGCATGCAGCAGCCATTGCAGGCTGGTCAGCATAGATAACAGACCACTCGTCCTGGAAATCCCGGTATGCCTCGCGCAGGCTTGGGCCTTTGCGGTTACGCCAGTGAGCAAGGAACGCCGGGAGCCAGGTAATCTGCTCAGGTTTCTTCGCTTTAAGATGGCCAGGGGCCAGCATGGCCATACGCTCAACGCCTGGCTTTGTGGATTCAAAAATGGTCAGCCATTCCTGGAGGCTACGGGTACCAACACCGGCACGGCTGGAGCCTTTGCGGGCATTGGCCATCTCAGCAGCCTTAAGCAGATGTGCAGGCAGTGTACCTTTACGAGACTTGATAGAGATGTAGTTAACCGCTGCGGTACGGGACATCCCGGCATCGCGCAGTTTCTCCACTTCCATTGCCAGAACAGCACGAGCATCGGCGATCTCTTTCTGTTTATCAGTCAGAGAGCCCACCTCACGTTCAAGAAGAGCCGGGCACTGGCGGATTAATACCAATTCTTCGCGCGGTTTGACTGAGCTGTTTTTTCGTGACACTTCACAAACATCATTTTTTGTTGTGAGTATGCTCTGATAGAGCTGGTCACGTAGGGCTTCTTGGGCAGTAAGAGGTAAGCTATCTACTGAATATTCAATACCTCCCCCCCGACCAGATCTTGATCGTGAAATCCATTGGTGCTTTTTAGCTCTTGCAGCTATACCTGGTCGTGTCTCCGGCAATCCCGGTAAGCGCAACAAGGCCAACTCTTGAGCTGTATAATGTGTTTTCAGGTTAATCTGGTTCATATGATTAATTCCATTCACCTGAAAATGCTTTATGATAACGAGTAGGCCAGATGCTTTCTGGTGCGATGCCGATAGCTTCAGCAATGATTTGCTGACCTTTCGGCCACGGTCGGTCCAATGCGTTTTTCAATGCCCCAGCACTTTTGTATCCATGGTGCAAAGACAAACGACGAAGCGACCAACCTTGCTTATGAAGAGCTGCAACGATATCGGCTCTATGCCAGTCAGAATCTTTCTGGCTTTTTTTTGCGCTCTCGAATGTACTCAT